GCATAGACGGCATCTTTATAATCTTCTGTTGTCGTATACATGTTTCACCCCGCTATTGCTCTATCACATTGAATTTAATGTCTTTCCATCTCAAGTTGCCGTTGATATAATCCATAATCGGCGCGGTAACGTCACCCTTGTAAAAAGTTGCTGTCCGCTCCGTGTTAGCGACTGGATTTGTGTACGTCACTTCAAAGAAAAGAGCGGAAACCGCCGTAAGGAGTTGTGATAATTGCGATGGGGTTAGATAGTTCCACGACAGTTCTATTTTTGCTTTCGTCGCAATCCGCTCCATTATTATTCTTCCGTTCGCGTTACGTTGCGGGTCTTTATGAATGTCTTGGATGCCTACAGACATTTCAGAGGGGCTTGGCATATCAGCCCCGTTAATTTTCAATAAAGCCATGCGCGCCCCTCCTTAAAATACTTGAATCATCGAACTCCCGAGCCGTTTGGTTTCATTCGCGTTATGCGATTGTAAAGCCCGCGCAACCTCGCGCCCGTCGATGTTAATTACTGTGTTGCCGCCTTTGTTATTGCCTTGGCTTATCGTCATAGCCGTCATTACAGCCGTTCCGAGTGCAGAAGCGATCTTGTCAGTGAACGACGTATTCTCAAGTGGAACGATCATTTCCGGCCCTGCTTCACCCGCTACATAGTTACCCATGTTCGTCTCGCCGTCAACAATACCGCCCCGCGCTAGTCTTGGTATTTTCGGGATGTTAGGCATTCCAATCGTACCGCCGCCTACTTCGATGTTTCCGACTTTAACCTTAGGAATCTTAATTTCCATGCGGTTAACTTGGTCGATAAACTTATTAATCGTATCGATAACGGAATTAACGCTCCCTTTAACGACTTGCCCAATACCGTCCCACGTGTTTTTGGTCATTATCTTCAAGTCATTCCATATACCGCCTACGGCTGTCGTGATGCCGCTTAGATCAATTTTAGTGATTTCGTTCCATTTGCCGGAAACAGCCTGCTTGATTTCATCCCACTTTGTAACGGCATTATTTTTGATGCCCGTCCATGTGTTAGAAACAAGCACCCGCAAGGAATCCCAGCTTATAGCCGTTTTAAAGGTTTCCCACCTGCCGGAAACGACGTTTCTTATCTCGTCCCATTTGGTAGAAGCAAGAACTTTTATTCCTCCCCATGAGACAGCAATTGCGTCTTTGACTTGTGCGAATTTCTCGTCGGCCTTGGTCTTGATTTCCGTCCACTTTGTAGAAAGAACGGTTTTTGTAGCTTCCCAACCAACCGCAGACGCCGTTTTGATTTCAGTCCACTTCGTCAATAATGTGTCTTTGATGTATTTGCCGAAGTCGGATACTTCCATTTTCATAGGGTCGCCGTATTTCTTTATGTCGTCCCGCATACCAGACCACACTTCGCCAAACTTAGCGCGAAAGTTACCGAACTTGTCAGCCCAACTCGACGAGAAAATTCGGATAAAGCCCTCGACTGATTCGGAAACGCCTTTCCCCCACTTCTCGAACCCGCCAAAAAACTTATCGAAATCAAGCGCCAGCAAACCGTCAAGCATTTCGATACTACCCGCCCAACTTTCGAATGCGCCGGATAGCAATTGTATATCCGAAATACGCGCCCGCATGAAGTTTCCGCCGAGCGTCTTAGCGATCCATTGACCAACCGCTTGAACTGTTGGGTTGTCAACAAAGTTTGAAATAGCCGTCCCAAGGTCTTTGAAGGATTGTTTCATGTTACTGAAAGCGTCAGAAAGCTTTTTAATGTTGCCATCTCCAGCTAAATCACTAAACGCCTTTTTCATTTTTTTGACCATGTCTTGAATTTTGTCGGATACTTCAAGTGACTTTTCAAAACCGCCCATGTCTATTCCCGGAACGCCGCCGATCATATCCGCGCCCGCTCCTGCTCCTGCCGCGTCTGCATCGTCTCCACTATCGGCGCTAGGTTGCGTTAGGGTGTTAACCTCGTCGAAGCCAGCAACGGAACCCGCCGCCTTTTTAGCGGCCTTACCCGCCTTGGTTGCTTCTTTGCCCGCACCTTTATAAGCGTCGCCCAAACCGCCAACTGCTGCCGATTGATTGTTAATAACCGAAGTTGTAGCCGCTCCCGCCGCTATATTAGCCTTTGGAAACAATGCCCTCATGAATGCCGCCACGTACAAGAAAGCTGTTTCAGCCGCCCTTGCAAGCCGTGTAAGCAATGGCAATGCAATGTTGAGTATTGGCAGGAATGCTTGACCTAGAGCTAGTTTGACGTCACCTAGAGCCGCTACAAAGTTGCCTTTGAGCAATGCGGTATTGTTGGCAACGGTTGTGCCGAAATTTCGAGTTGTAGAATCCAGTATGTGTTGATACAGGATCGTTTTTTGCATCTTCGAACTCAACTCAGACCACGGCTCACCGTTCGCCAGCATCTTATAGGCGTTGGATTGCATGATAGCCGAAGCCCTAACGTTAACGCCTAACTCGTCGGCGCCGTCCGCTTCACCATTCATTGCGGAACGCATACGGTCAGATATTTCAACCATATCCATACCCTTTTTACTTCGGATGATTGCCGCAGCATTGATAAGAGCTTTTGTTTTATCAAATAAATCTTGTTCACTTGTCGCTATTTCCTTGAGTCGTAACGAATGGTCGTTCGCCATCTCAGCAACTTGCAATTTCGAGAAGCCCATTGTATCGCCTACGGTCTGTTGCCAATCAATGAAATCTTTCATACTGCTGCCGAGTGTACTGGATAACGTGCCCATAAGGGCCTCAAACTTGATTGCGTCGTTTATAGCAGAGTTTAAGCCCATAACCCCACCGATTGAAGCAAGCGCCGTTCCAATGCCCACCATAGCTCGGCCCACTCCTGCTTTGAAGCTTTTTAGGTCATTCGATGCCTTTTGCATCTCCTGCCGCATGGCGCTAAAATCTGCGCCAGCTCGGATCATCAATTGACGAACTATCGCCACGTTTATTCCTCCTTTCTAAAATTTGTACCACCGTCTATTTCCTTGGCGGGATATAGTCAAGCACCTTTAACCCTAAGTCAATGCGATGCAAAAACCTGTGATGATTCGGACAAAGTACAGCAAGGTTTTTAGATGTGCCGTCCTTTGGTAGCTGGAAGCTGTTTGAACCTCTTGAATCCCGTTCGGCATCCTCTTGTTCTTGATGCGCTTGATAGTTGATGTGATGAACGTCGCAAGGCGCAGCGCCCCAACCGCACCCAACCCATTCGCAAGATGTGCCGTATGTCTTCCGGCCTGTCTCCACATAACTCATGATGTTTCCCCCCTCTTAATAAACCGTCCCGCCTAGCGCCTTGTGTATCTTCATCATTTCGGCAAACATGGCGTTTTCCGTCTGCTGCTTCTTGGTTTGCTCTTTGATTTCTTGCTTGTCGTAACCGAAAGCTTCTTCGAACGTCGGTGGGAACTTTTTATACAACGGCAATTTAGCCGTCATATATGCTTGATAGCGCTGTTCCTTTACATCTGCTTCTTTCGACGCGTAAAATTCCTCGACGTGAACATTAAGTTCACGCGGGGTCATTTCGTCATATTCATGAAGCCTAACACCTACGCGAATGGCCATTTTTTTGGATTCTTCCCAATCAAACGGCTCATGTTCTGTTACTTCCCCTGTTCCCCGTTTCCCTCCGCAGAGGAAGAAGATCCAAACGCCGCGCCAAACGCTTCTGTCATTTTCTGCACAAGCAGCGAATAAGGACGTACCAAGTCCAGCAAGTCTTCCATGTCCTCGAGCTTTAGCGTTTCGCCGTGTTCCTTTGCGTCAGACAACAGGCCGCAATAAAGGTATGTCTCCATCTCAGTAGGATCGAAAGCCCCTTCGATTTCCTCCATGCTTTTCTTTGTCATAACGCTCAAGGTTTTTAGTGCCTTGTGTCCAAACCGCAGTTCGCGCGGTCTATCTAGTTCAATGATTACAACATCGTTTTTATTTGCCATCTTCTTCGCCCTCCAAATCGATAGTTAACATTTTCGCGAATTTGTCGTTCATATATAAGGCGAAAACGGCAACCCCTTCATATTCACAAATAAATTCACTTCTTAAATTAACTGTTAGTTTGATAACCGTTACACCTCCAAAACGAAAAATAAAGGCTAGAACGTTATGTCCTAGCCTTCTGTCATTCATTAAGCAGTTTTGATAGCTACAACCTCTACAACCTTTTGCGCCTTATTGACCTCATATGCAATAATGGTCAATTTCTTACCAACGCTGATTGTGAGCGGGATGGAAGCCGAAGCAACCCCGCTTGTAAGGTCTTGCGAATATACGCCGTCAATGTACAACTTAATAGTGTGAGAAGCCGCCGTAGCCGTTACAGTTACCGAAGTAGCAGTTACGCCGCCGAAGCTGTAGCTCTTGTTGCCAGCCGAGAACGCAGGAGACAATGTGCCGCCTGTACCCGTAAGGGATAGAGCAGTAAGGCCACCGGAAGCTGTGATACCCAACGATGGAGCGCCGGACACTTTGATAGTCGCTTCAAACGTTACAAGGTCTTCAAGCTCCGCGCCCGTCGAGAATCCTGTTACAACGCCGCTGAATGTCCAAGAACCGCCAGCGGGATAATTGATTGTGTAGCTGTCAACGGTAGAAGTAGTAAGCGCCGTATAAAGCGCCATCTGTCCGAGTGTATCCGTTCCGTTGAAGTTACCCGACAATGAAACCTCGCCGCCATCTTTGAACCCGGCAATAAACTCCCGGTAACCGCCAGTGCTGGATAGGTTGGTGGAGTCAATTGTTTCTTGCGAAATGTCCAATCCGGCGATGCTTGTGAGTTCAGCAATAACGTTTGCGCCGATTTGAATCGTAGTGCCTAACGATCTTTGAGCCACGGTAAAACCTCCCTAGTAATGTACTTTAAATTCAATAACGCACCTGTAAAGCTTCGGTAAAGGCTCGTATAGCTCGACAGGCGCGCTGTAGGTTAATTCGTGTATAAAAAGAGCGTCTGAACCAATGGCCCGACGCTCGAATGATTTCAGCCGCGCGATGACCGCAGCGACGTTTGTTTCAAGGCTTGAATAGGTTGCCGCCATGACATTTAATTCGCCGGGAACTTCTCGTAAATTCAAGAAGCCGCCTAGCGCTTTTTCCTCAACTCCATAACCCGCTTCATACAAGATGTAAGGCGCTGCTATAGGTTCGTCGTCGTCTTGTGGAGCGACGATAGGAAAAACCTTGTCCGCGAATCCTGCCAGTGAAGATAATTCTTCTTCGAGCGATTTTTGTAAACTCAACTGCAATCACCTCGCATTCCATGCTTTGTCGATTTCATCCAAACCAACATCAATAATGGCTTTTTCAATGGCTTCTTTGTTGCCGTCTACCGCTTTCCTCATGTAGCCCTTACCGGGAATAAGTCTGCCGTTAACCGTCATAAACCCGTACTCTTGAGATGCTGGATAGTAAGCCCTAGTCGGATCGTTACCACGGTTGTAAGGCGTTGGATTTTCTACATCCTTAACAAATATATCGGTCATTTTTGGACTCATCATAACGTCAAACATCCGTTTACCGACTTTCTTCTGCTTTTCGACGCGCATGATAATTCCCTTTTTGAGATTTCGAGTTACGCCAGTTGGTGCATTTACCTTTGCCGATTTGTAAGCAATCTTAGCCCCTGCACGGGCCGCCTTTGTTACAACCTTCTTAGGAACTTGCCCCATTCGTCTAACCGCTCTCTCAAGTTCTGCCATGCCTTCAATAGTTGTCCGCCGTGCCATCGTCAGCCCCCCATAAGGTAACGGCTACATGTAAGTTCGATCTTCTCACCGTTGCGGGAATATGTCCGTATGACGTGGTAAATCGTGCCGTTATGGGTTAATTTCGGTTCTCCGCCGTATTCACCTTTGTACATCTCTATAATGACTTCCGGCTTCATCCCAACGGCTGCGGCCTGATAAAATTCCCGACTGCCTACCGATTTTTCATTTGCCATAACTTCACGCGGTGTGCCGTCAACTGGAACGCGTTCGCCCGTTTCGTTCTTCACCTTAGTTACAGCAATAAGCCCTACAACATCGCGCCAATTGCTCATTCCTCCACCACCTCAACCGTATACTCCTGTGAGAGTGTTAGGTGCCGTTTGATGGAGTCATAAGATTCTTGGAAGCGTGCAGCGTCGGCGTTGTCGTAACCGAAGTTAGCTTTGCAGTAGACTGTTATGGCCCGTTTAATTAACGTGTCGGTATCGTCATTAACTTTCGTTTCCAACGTACCAGAAAGCCGCAAATCGTCCCGCGCCGCCGCTATTAGGTCAGTAACTTCACCGTCAAACGCCGTTGTCGTTAGGCTTATACGTAGCGCCTTTTTAACATCGTCCAGCATAGCCATGGCTTACACCAACAAATCTACGTGTACGATCGTTCCATTCAAGGCGCTGTTGAGGTCTACCGTGTTGCTTTCAAGGGCTGTTGAAGAAACAGCAACCGTAGGAGCTGTGCCTTCTTTAACGTTGTTGAGATAAGCAGCTAGGACGCTATTACGCGAAAGCTTGAACGGCAAACCCATTTTTTCATTAAAGCCGATTGCAGTAGTTGCTCCATTCCCGTCATGAGTCGGGATGGAAATTTGCGTTACAGTTTTAAAGGCTTTAGAGCCTTGAACCGTACCCGCCGTATCAACCGTAAATACTGGCAAGGTTTCAGAAATAACCTCATCATTCATGTTTGTGCCTGTAACGGTGACTTGGATAGCTTTAATATCCGTTGCCGTACCGCCAGCCGTAGCCGTCAGGGCGCGGGGATAAGCGGGGTTTGTGATGCCTGTTGTGATAGTTAGCGTCGATCCTGTGCTGTTTACAGCCGCTTTAACAGCCGTTGTATTAGCTACAACCGCCGCAGCTGCTGGAATCTCGATACGTGCCGCCGCAAGGCGATCCACAACGACGGAACCGTCAGTTCCGAGCTTCAAGCCTTTATTTTTAAAGGAACCCATTAAGCAAACCTCCAATCATAGTAAGAGCGCCCACAAGGAGCGCTCCAAAAACCAGTAAACGCTATGCGTAAACTGGATTCTCTTCGTACATCTTGGTACGTGAGCTAAAAAATATTAAGCACCTTTTTTAACGATCATAACGCCGTTAGGGTCAAGGATTTTACCGTCAGCGAT